AAGTGCTTGCCCTTGGCCGGGATCAGTGCGGGCCGGAGCATACCCCGAAGTACATCTGTAACTCGGCGTCCAAAAGCTGGGACGATGCTGTGCCCTCGGACCATAGCTGTTCGTACTTCATCAGGTTGCGAAGCGCACTTGCGAGTGAAGTTATGGACTTGGAGGCCATAGCTCGACGCACGACCTGTGGCGGCACCCCCAGCGAAGACAAAAGCTCCACGGACTCGACAATCCTCGTCGTCTGCCAGGTTTGCCATGCGGCTGAACTTCGCAACCGATGACGCCCAGAGGTCGTCGGCGCACTGTATGACCTCGGCAACAGCGGGCGGTATCTCATCGGGGTTCTCCATCGCAAGCAGGTTCGCCCGCACAGTCTTGTCAATCGAATATTTGCCGTTGACCATCATCAGCTTCTTGGCCTGCTCACCCACACGGGCCAGCACCCACTCGCGCATCTTGGGTGAGCGTACACTGGTGATCTCGCCTTCGGTCAGCTCGGCCACGCGCTCTTCAATCTCCAGCAGCTCGGCCTCGGCGTAGCGCATGGCGGCTTTGGCCAGCGGCACGTCCACCAGCACGCCCCGGTCGTTGATGCGCTCGTTGACATGGTAATCCGACAATTCAGATTCACTCAATGGCCGTAGCGCCTTGCTGATCTCGCGCATGACCCGCACGTCCTGCTCGCAATAAGCGATCATCTCGGCCATCAGCTCGGGGTTGTTGTTGAAGGTGCCGTCAGCGCGGGGGATCGACAGCAGGCGAATCAGTTGCGCCCCGCGATGGTCCTTCTTCATGGACGCGCTGGCGAAGCGCCCCACGTCTTCCAGACCGCCTGGGGCGCAGTTGGCACGGGCTTGTGTTGCGGTGCAGTAGAACTGCTCTAAAGCAAAGTTCTGCTGCAAGACGTACCAAAAAATCAGGCGCTCAAACGCGGCGTTGTGCGCGTAGATCAGGCCGGTGTGGTTAGCGACCTGTGCAGGAAATGGGTTTTTCTGTACACGTCCCTGCTCATCTGTATAAGTCGGTGTCCATGTGACGACATCATCGTCGTCGAAGGCGTAGGACATGCACAGTACATCGGTGCTCGCATCCTGCGCGTAGTTGTAAACGCCCGCGACCGTGAGGTCGCAGGCGCTACGGGTTTCAAAGTCAACCCAGAGGACCATCGCACTTATGCAGCGCGACGACGACGGCCCGTGGGGGCGGGCGCAGCTTCTTCGGTTTCGCCGTTCATGCTGACCCACTCCAGCACTTCAAACACCGGCGTATAGATACGGCCGTAGCTCTTGTGCGTGTAGTGGTCTTTGCCCAGCTTGACGATTGCCACCGGCTTTTCCTTGTCCTTGTCCACTTGCGTGGCGACAGCCACAGCCAGTGCCTGCACAGCCTTGCGGCCGCCGACGCTGGTGGTGGTAAAGCGCGCTTCCATGCCGGCGTCATCGCCGCTGATGCACTTGAGCGACAAGCCAGTCTGCGGCTCCCAACCCTTCTTGGCGCCAGGCGGGGCCGGCTCCAGCTCAGGCAGCGGCTCGGTGACAGACACCAGCTTTTCGGCCAGCACTTCGCCGTCACCCCAAGCGATGAAGCCGTGGACGAACGAGAAGGGATTGACCGCCCAGCGAGAGTCTTCTTCGGCCTCAGTCTGATCAGCACCGAAGACCCAGTGCCCCGTGCGGTCCATCTTGATGATGGCCGTGGTCGAGGCGCTGACATCGTTGGCGATGGTGCGAAGCGCGGTGGACAGGGAAACGACGGAAGGCAGGTTAGCGCCAGAGAACTTTACGAGATTCGACATACAAACTCCATTACAGTTTAGAGAGGGCCTTTGACAGCCCGATGAACGACTGCACCGCTGGCCGGGGGTCATCCACCGGGGCGAGCGTCGTACCTGACGACTCAGACTTGATCAAGTCCTCGGGCAGTTCGCTAAAGCGCTTTTTGAGCGCCTTCTCGGCCTGCGCCGGAGACATGATCGAAGTCTCGACGACGACAGATTCTTTCAGACCCATTTCTAAGAGTGCCCTGCGGGCTTTCTCATCATCGGTCCACTTGCGACGCGCTTGCTTTTGCACGATCTTGTAGCCGGGCACATCAGCGCCCTTCTCAAGCATGCCAAACGCCAGCGCGCGCAGGTCTTTGATCCAGTCTTCCAAGAGGTCGGCATTTTGCAGGGCGCGGCCCAGCGTGTCAACATCCAAATTGATGATCTGCTGTTTGATTGCGCGCTCCACTGCGCCGTTCATCTCCGGGCAGATCGGCTTGGCCGCGCACCAGCGGCAGTGATCGCCCGTGACGATACGCGCGTCAGGGCGCTGCGCCTCCTTGACCGCCGCGACCAACTCACGCTCAAAGCGTTGGATGCGCTCGGGCGTCGTCACCCAACGCTTGATTGACGGCGGTTGCACGATGATCAGTTCAATCTCGGTTGCGCCATCGAACACCCACTGCGCATTGGGCGTGCGCATAGCCGCTGCGGCGTAGAACATGAGTTGCTCGTTCTCTTCGGCCGACACCGCCACGCCAGAGCCGAACTTCCAATCGAGCACGACGGCCTTGTCGTCGATACGGCCCAGGAAGTCGGTCGAGCCGAACACGCCGGGCAGCAGATCGCCGAAGTTCACGAGCGTCTCGACGGCGTACTGCATACGGTCGTCGGGGTCGATCTCGTCGAGCGCCGCCAGTGCAGGAAGCAGCTTCTCGTCGATGAGGTCTTGCGTGAGTTCTTGCTCGTTGTACTTGGCGCCCAAGAAGTCTTCCGGTACCAAATCCGCACTATCAAGCAGTTCGCTGATCACATTGTGCAACAGCGTGCCTTCGTCGGCGTATTTGCTGCTGGGCTGCGGGGGCATTTGCTGCACCAGGGCCACGCTGCCTGGGCAGTTGATGACGCGCTTGGCGGTAGAGCCGCCGACGATCTTTGAGTGTTGCACTGTAGTTTCCCGTTGTTGAACTTGGATGATACACCAAAAAAATATCTTGTGCAAAAGTTTTTTATTGTGATAGAGTGCGGGCCATGAAAGAAGCCGAGATCGAAAAGCACTTCGACTGGACTGTCCAGCGCATGGGCGGCAAGACGTACAAGTTCACCTGTCCAGGGCAGAAAGGCGTAGCCGACCGGATCGCATGTATGCCCGACGGCACAACCTGGTTCGTCGAACTCAAAACCAAAGGTGGTCGGTTGTCGGAGTTGCAAAAAATATTTTGCGCCGACATGGCGCGTCTGAAACAGAAGTACGCTTGCCTGTGGACGAAAGAACAAGTGGATGGGTGGGCGCGTGAAGCTGCGTGACTATCAAGAGACAGCCGCCGACTTCCTGTACGAACACGACAGGGCGATGATCCTCGCCCCGGTGGGCGCAGGCAAGACGGCGATCACGCTCACGGCCATGAAGGCGATGCTCGATGACGGCGTGGTCAAGCGTTGGCTGGTGCTCGCGCCTAAGCGCGTCTGCACGGACGTGTGGCCCGTCGAGGCCCCGAAGTGGGCGCCGGGTCTGGAGCTGGCCGTCGCTGTGGGCACGCCCGCGCAGCGCAAGGCGGCACTCGGCGCCCAAGTCGTCGTGATCAACTACGACAACATCCAGTGGTTGGCCGAGCAGCAGCTCTCATTCGACGGCGTGGTGTTCGACGAACTCACGCGCCTGAAGAACCCGTCCGGTGCCAGGTTCAAGGCGCTTGCCAAGGTGCTCGACTGCCCAATCCGCTGGGGGCTGACTGGCAGCTTCACCAGCAACGGCTTGGAGGACGTGTTCGGCCAGTGCAAGATCGTCGATCAGACGTTGTTGGGCCGCTCCAAAGGCGCGTTCATGCAGCAGTACTTTGTGCTGATGAACAAGGAGTTCGGCGACTGGGCGCCGCGCCCTGGCGCGCTGGCGAAGGTGATGGAGAAGATCAAGCCCGCCACGTTCGTGCTGGAGCCGGGCGAGTACAAGGACAAACTGCCGCCGCTGCACACAGTCGAAGTGCGCTGCGACATGGACCTGACCAAGTACAACGAGATGAAGAAAGACTTTGTCGTCGAGTTTCCCGACGCGAAGGCCATCGCTGTGAACGCCGGCGTTGTAACGGGCAAGCTGCAACAGATGGCCTCGGGGTTTGTCTACGAGACAAATAGTTTGCCCTCCATCACGCCCGGTAAGTTCATTGTTACACAAAAATCTGTGTGGTTTAGCACACACAAGTTTGACCGCCTTGACGAACTGATCCAAGAAAACCAACATGCCAACACTCTCATTGCGTACACGTATCAAGAAGAGCTTGCGCAGCTTCGCCGGCGTTATCCGCAGGCTCAAACGCTCGATGATGACCGCGCCGTGGAACGGTGGAACGCAGGGCAAATCGAGCTGCTACTGGTGCATCCGAAATCAGCCGGGCACGGGCTTAACTTGCAGTTTGGAGGATCGAAAATTGTTTTCCTGTCCCTGCCTTGGTCGCTGGAACTGTACGAGCAGACCATCGGGCGCTTACACCGATCAGGACAGCGCCACGATGTCTGGTGCTACGTCATGCTTACCAACAAAACGGTAGACGAAAAAATTTGGGTGGCGCTGCATGACAAGCGCACGCTGTCGGATATTGCAATGGAGGAATTGAAGTGAAACGTGTAGATTTATGGCGCGCCAAACTGAAAGCAGCGCAGGCGGAGATGAAGATCGTGATGCGGCAGGCCAACTCGATGGCTAAACGCCGCGCTGCGCTGGAGAAGTTGATCAACGATATGGAGACGAAAATTGGCGCTGTCTTGGCGAAAACTTAACGAGGTTCTTGCGGGCTTGTCTGAAGAGCAGGTGTTACGCATGCTTGAAGACGAACGCATAACACACCGTCGCGCGACGGTTTTGGAGCGGCTGCACCAGCGGTACACCATGCTGCGGGCAAGCCGAGAGCGTATTGAACTACTAAAGGAAGCTAAACGACTATGACCACGAAACGATACCCTCGCACCTTGGAAGAAGCCTTCGGCCCCTACGCCCGTGGCGGCGTCTACGAGGCGCCATCTGAATTTGGTTTGGTTGATAAGATCATCAGCGCAATTGCTGGCGTGATCTTGTTTGGCCTGCTGGTTGCAATCGTCAAGGGGTGGATATGAGCGGCCCGTACTTTGAGACGTGGTCGCACGAGAACCTTGCTAAGTTTGCCAACGAGGCGTACCTTAAACTGCAAAAGCAGGAGCAGGAGCTGCACGAGCTGCGGCTGCGCGAGAAGAACCCGTGGCCGTTCCCCAGGCGCGGCAACTACCCAGATGATATGCCGGAGGCGCCATTTTGAGCATCGACGCAATGAAGCAGGCGCTGGAGGCGCTGGAGTTTGCAAACGTCAATCATTGGTGGGGTTCTTCAAACATTGAAAAGGCCATCGCCGCCCTGCGCCTCGCCATTGAGCAGGCCGAGCGGCAAGAGCCGGTGGTTATGTGGGATGGAAAGTACCAATTTGAGGTTGGCAATCTATCCGCATACAAACTTGGGGGCCATAACTGGATTCCCCTTTACACCGACCCGCCCCAGCAAGAGAAGCAGGAGCCGACGCCAGCCATGATTCAAGCGCTGACCGAACAGTATGACTCTGACCGAGCGATGGGGATTGGCTTTAACCCTCAAACTTTGTGCCGCGCCGTGCTGGACGCCAGGGGGCGCGCATGACTGACGCACTTTTGTGGTTTCTCATTGGATGGAACTTAGTTTGCTTTGGGTTCCTTGGTTGGGGTTGGGTATCAAAATGACCCTATTACCGATCATCATCTTCCTGCTGGCCACCGCAGTCCTGCTGCTGGTCACGATTCCGTTCGTGATGATGCTTTCGGAGGTGGAAGACCTATGGCCGAACATCAAGTTCTGGGCGGTCGTTATCGCCGCGTGGGCAATCGTCTGGTTTGCGGTGAGCTATGGGCAGTAACGTTCGCATCAACAGGGTGCGAGAGGTTCTACGTGCATCAGAAGGATTGACCGTGGCGCAGATTGCAGAGCTTGCAGGCACCGACCCGACGCACGCCCACAGGATCGTCAATAAATTGCCCGACGCCTACATCGACCGTTGGCTCAAGACCGGCAAGCGCTTCGCGGCCGTCTGGTGCGTAATCGTCCCGCCCCCGCACTGTCCCAAACCTGAAAAAAAGAAATGATCGACTACTCTTACCCCTGCATGATGGCCGAGCGCGCCCTCAAAGACCTGCACAACGCCGCCATCGAAGGGCGCATGGACGACGCCCTAGAGCACGCCTTGGTGGCGATAACCGAGGCGCGCCTGACCTACCAGGCGTTACGCCATATGCAAAGCGGCGTCTCGTACTTCAGCGACGCGCCTGCCCCAACCCTTACCGAACGTATCCCAAGTCGGTAGGGACTGCATGAACGCCAGACGCGTCTCCTGATACTTCTCAACGATCTCTTTGGCGTCCATCGCAGCCACCTTGGCGAGCGTGCCGGCACCAATCGCCCCATCGGGCACAGCGCCCACGGTCTGTTGCAGCCACTTGGCCGCACGACCTGGGCCGCTGTTGATGGCGGCGTCGAACACGGCGTAGTCCACGCCAGTGGGCAGCTCGTCGCCTTTGATCTTGTCCCAGTATTTAGCCTTGTACATGGGGCCAACGATCTCAGGCGTCAGCGCGCGCATGGCCTTCTCGTCCACCTCATGGCCGACCCATTCTTCCCAGACGCGCTTGGTCACGCCCAGGTTGGTCATACCGCCAGGGTCTTTGGGGTGGTTAACGAAGCCGCCCTCGTGGTGGAGGATGGCCTTCAGTGCGTCGTCGAAGTTGTCTTTCATTTCTTTCCTAACATTTCAGTTTTGGCTTGAGAGCCGGCAGACGATCCAAAATAATACGCGATGATGCCAGTCCACGCGGTGCCGAGGCTACCCAACATCATCAAGATGGCGGGGTTGTTGGAGTCCACCTTGCCCAGCAGCATCATGGCGAGGATGCCGAAGAAGCCCATCGTCACCGCCGCCGCCAGCAGAGGCGGAATCCAAGAGCGCGTCGCCACCTGCATGTCGCGGGCGCTTTTGCGGTCGTCCACCTCCAGCTTGGCGAAGTTCAGGCCCAACTCGTTAGCCTGCTTTTGGAGTTCAAGTTCGGCCATCTTGACCTGGGCGATCTGGTCGGCCGTCAATTTGTTGTTGTTGATGAGGTCGCCAACGTCCTTCTCGTCCACGCCAATGGCCTTGGAGATAGCCGAGACGGCCATACCGGCCAAGGGGCCACCCATCGCAGTAGCGATGGTAGGTGCAATCTGTTTGAGCCATTCCATTACTGTTTACTCCTTGAAAGCATGGTTGCTGCAATCTGCAAGAGGACGCGGTACTGATCCACATCCGGCGGTTCTTCTCTCCATCCCACGGTGATCTGCCCGACCAGCTTGCCCGGCTCCGGCGGTACGCCAACGCGACACCCGTAGGTCATGCCCTTTTCCATGTACCACAGCCCGATCTCGGACTGCGCGGTCTTGTAGTGACCACACGGAATCTCACCTGCCATGAGCGCCACAACGTCCCTATTGTTGGCGATGTTGGAGGTGAAAAGGCCCACATCCAGCCCGTCGTGCTCCTTCTCGCGCCCCTGCTTGGTGTACGCCCGATGCAGGACGCGGGTGCCGAACATGGGGTTGACTTTGAAGATGGCCACGACCGTGGCGTCGGTGTTCCGAAATAGATGCGCCGCCGCGTCTTCGACCCGGTCTTCGGCAATGGTCGGCAGCTTCTTTTGTTCTTTGTACGCGCCAAGCAGGAACGCCTGGTTTTGCCAGACGAAGTAGCCGACGAAGGTGAAGACGGCCATCAGCAGGATGGCGAACAGTTTGAACGGCGAATCGACGTACCCGAGAACTCTGTCTAGGATCGTGATCTTCTCGTCGCTCACGACAGCGCCTGCTTAACGATGAAGATGATGATGACGCCGATGGTGACGATGCAGATTGCGCCACCGATGATCTGCGCTATCAACAGTCTTTGAGCGGACACCTTCTTGCGCTCGGCCGCCGCGATACGCTCAGCTTTCTCACGGGCCTGTTTGATCTTCATGCGCTCCTTGAGCATCATCTCCCACAATTCGGGGTACCCGCCGTAGACGAGCTGATGTTTAAGCGCCTCTTCGGACTCGCGCAGGGCGTTGGCCTGCATGACGATTTCCATAGCCCTCCCGGTGTCTGACTGGCCTTTCTTGCCGGCGTCGTTGGCGGCTTTCTGGACTACGTCGCGGGCGTCAAAGAACTTGCCAAACTCACCGACCAGGCCGTTGATGTCCTTGCCAAGTTTGATGGCCTTTTGGATACCTGCCACAGCAGCTTGCGCGGCGGCAAATGCTGTGATTGGGTCCACGATTTACTTCCAATGGCTGGTCACCCAAGAGACTACCGCGCCAAGCGTGGAGGCAATCGCCATGCCCATCCAGAAGCCGCCCTTGCCTTTGTTGGCAAGCGCGATCAACTCTTCAAGCTGGCGTTCCATCTTGTCAACTTTGCGGTCCATCGACTGGACGCGCTCCCACAGCACGCCGTACTTGACGAGGTCGATCTCTTCCACGGCTTACTCCTCGGCAGGCAGCGGCGTATTGCCTTCTTCCAGCCACTTCAGGTACTGCTGGTAGTCGGTGTTGGCGGGGTCGAAGGGGATGAAGGCGTTGTCTGCGAGGCGCTTGATGCACTGCGCTTTGCCCATCATGGTGTCGGGAAGAAGTTGATACATGATCAAAGCTCCGCTGAAACAGAAAGCTGTCCGTTATAGGCTGAGGTATAGCCAAGTCCTGCAGTCGGGCTGGCACTAGTAAATTCTGTCCATGCGCCATCTACGGTAAATGATGGAGTCACCGTTGTTGCGGTCAGCGTCGCAGAAATTCCCGGCACATAGAAGTTGTCGCTTGTGCCGCCTCTTGTGAATGTTGGCGCTGCTCTCATAGTTACAGGCCATTTAACGACAGAACTGAACGTAGTGGTGTTGTGGAAGCCCCCGTAAAAACCGCCAATTCCGGTTGTGTTGGAGGTGTTTGACCGCCAAAAGTACCGCTGACACATCGCCAACTCGCGCCCGTAGTCGATCTGCTCGAAGGCCGAGGCGTTGGTGCCAGCTTCAAGCTGGACGCCGGTGATGTAGAAGGTGGCGCCGTTGGTGCCGACTACGCTGGTTGCTCCGGTGGCTGAGTAGTAAGTTGATCCCGACCACGATCCAGCAGTTCCGCTATAGGTAGAGCCAACGCCAAGGCCAAAAATCACCTGACATGCAGAGGAAGTGCCAGTAGTGGCTCCACCAGATGTCGGACCAGCAATGGTGACGGTCTTGGTTTCAAAAGTATTGGCCGCACTAATAGTGAAGCTAAACGGATATGACTGCGACCCACCGGCATAGAACAACGCGCCACCAAAAGTGCCGGTCAGGCTGGATCGCACTTGAAAGCTCAAAGTCACGGTTTGAGCCGCCGAAGTACCCCAACCCAAGTCGGCAAAGTTGTTAGCCTCAATGTGCTGACGAACAATGAAGATGTCAGACGAGGTGACTGAATATGCCGACGAAGAAGTTACCAGCAGCGAGTTGGTAAAAGTGTTGGGCGCAGTAGTGCTTTGCTGGATGGTGAACTTAGATGCTTGCGTTCCATACATCACCCAACGATCTAGGGTATACACGTTGGAGGTGCTCTGCGTCACACTCGCCCCAGCATTGCGCTGGTCGATCACCATGTTGCCGTTGATGATGCGGTTTCGAAAGCCCATCGAGTTAGGCGGGCTGGCGACCCCGGAGAAGACAGCATTGCTGCCGCCGCTGGCGTCTTGGTAGGTATTGGCCTTGACTAACGACATTTATGCGGCTCCTTTGAGTGCGGCGATCTCTGCGGCTTGTGCGTCCATGCGGGCGGTCAGGGAGGTGATGAGGGCTTGTTGTTCTTGGATGGCTTTGACAAGCACAGGGATCAGGTCAGCGCGGACGGACTTGTACGGTTCTTCGCCTTCAGGCACCGGGTCTTTCCACTCGTCAATCAGGTCAGGAAAGACAGTCTCAAACTCTTGGGCAATGAAGCCCCGTGCGTTCTTAATATCAGCGCCCTTACCCTCTTTCCAATCGTACAAGCGAGGCTTGAGAGCCATGACTTGAGCCAAACCAGCGTCAAGGTCGCGGACGTTTTCTTTGAAACGAATGTCAGATATGGCGCTGATGGTAGTGCTGGTGGCAAAGATGGTTCCACCGTATCCGACGTAAAAACGGAAAGCACTTGCGCCCGTTGAATATGCCTCGTAAGTAGTTGTTGAATTACTAGTCGCCGCATTTGCTGTTGTAGGGCGACCACCAACAACTTTGAACCCGATTCCAGCTGCCGATGGGTCTGTCGTCCCCACCAGAAAGTTCCCGCTGGCGTCGATGCGGGCGCTCTCAACGCCACCCTCAGTAAACGCAATCGTATCCGACGACGGGAAAAAGATGCCTGTGTTGGTATCACCAGTAGGGTAGATGCTAGGCGTTGACGCAGAGCCAGAAGGCACTTCAGTTGCAGCGCCAGAGACGTTGAACGTCCCCGTCACATCCGGCAGCGTCAGCGTGCGGTTCGTATTGCTGTTGGGGCTGGCGATGGTGAAGATGCCCGAGCCGCCAGCGTTGGCGCTTAGAGTAATGTTGCTCATTGTGCGGCTCCTTCAAGCGCGGCGATGCGGGCAGTCAGGGAGGTGATGAGGGCTTGCTGTTCTTGGATGGCAGCGGTCAGCGTGGCGACTAGGAAGCTGGTGTCGATGCCTTGAGGAACAATGTTGCCATCATCGTCCACAGCGTCTTTCTCACCGCTGACAGCGTCAGGGCAGACCTCGGCAAGTTCATGGGCAATGAAGCCTTCGCTTGCCTCTCCTGTGGACTTCCACTTGTAGGTAACGGGTTTGAGTGCTGCCACCTTGGCAAGTGCGCCCACCATCGGTTGCACATCTTCTTTCAGCCGATAGTCCGAAGAGGTGACGTAACTGGTGTTAGTCGTGCTTAACTGAATCGAACCAACAGTCGTGGTTGAGTTGCGCTGAAATATGCAGGCATTCGTCGTCGAACTGTTTGAAGAATCCGAAAAGATGATGCCGTTATTGTTAATGCCGTTGTAGCGCAAACTGACAAAGCCAGAAGATAGGGCGGCAGTTGTGCCAAGAATCAGGTTCCCGCTGGCATCAAGCGTCATCGCCTGCGTGAACGTGATCGCGTTGCCTGCGGTGCCGGAGGCAGCGTAGTACCACTTGTGCGTGCCGTTGTCTTGCGTGTAGGAAGTAGCGGTGTTGGTCGTGATGTAGGAAATAGTCCCGGCGGCATTCCAAAAGACGTTATTCGCTAAAAAAGTCTGGATGTTGCTCCCGTTGGTGTAGTTGGAGACCGCGCCCGTAGCACCAATCTGAATGGCTTTGTTTGACGCAAACCACGCGCTCGGCACAACTCCCACCCCCACGTTGCCAGAGCTATCAATCCGCATGACCTCCGTACCACCTTCAGCAAACGCAATGGTGTCAGCAGCGGGGAAGAACATCCCGGTGTTGGCATCGCTGCCTTGATAGGCAGGGGTGCCCGCAGAGCCGTCGGGGCTAACAACGCCCGAGGTGCCATTAATCGTGACCGGCATATTTACTCCTTAAACAATCGACCACACGGAACCAGACGGAACCGTGATTTCAACCCCACCGTTGATGGTGATGGGGCCGAAGGTGCCCGCGTTTTTGTCGGACGGGATGGTGTAGTTTTGGGTTACGATCTGGCTGTTCTCAAAGAACACGGCGTCCGAACCACCACCCGTGGCCCCGCCGCCCAAGGCGCCCCAGGCGCCGTTGTAGCCCTCAAACTTGGTCGTGGTGCTATTGTAGCGAACCATGCCTGCTTCAGCGCTGACCGGGCGCTCGCCCGTGGTGCCCACGTTCAAGATCGCAGCGCCCGTGCCCTCCAGGGTCATCAGGTCCACCACGTTCAGGTTGGTGAAGGTGCCCTCGTTGGGCACGTCATTACCAATCGGCGGGGGCGCGGCAAACGACGTGGTGGTCAACGGAACCGACACGTAATCAACCGTGAACAAAAGCACGTCGTCGGCATCGGTCAGCACGTACTTGTATGTGGTCGTGTCAACCAACCACACGTTAGCCTGACCCGCCGAGTTCAGGATGATCGGGTTGGTGTTCTGGCTAGATGCGGTGTGGTCCGTGTACGTGGCGAGAGGGGTCGTCGTGCCCGCCGCGTAGGTGTAGAGTTTTCCACCGACAAGAGGCAACCCATCGGTCCCGAAGAACTGAAGTTTTGGGGGCGGAGAAAGTGATGCCATGTCTTAGTCCTTGAGGGATTCTAGCTAATTCAAATCAACGCGCAAACTCGTTTTCGACGTTGCGCTCAGGTGCCAGCGCGTTGACGCCCGCCGCGATTGTTCCGGTACGCGCGGCTGCAACGGCTTTACCGGCTTTTCCAAAGTTGCTAGGGTCCGAGATCAACGCCAGCACGCGGTTGCGTTCTTCAGCCGGCAGACGCTCCAGCAGGTTGGCCGCGCCTTCGGGCGTCTTGAGCGCCTCGGTCAGCGTGGCCATCGTCTTAGCACCGATCTTGCTCTCCAAGATGTTCAGCGCCTTGTTGGTCGTGGCAGCCACCGCGCTCAGGTACGAGGGCAGGCGCAGCTTGGACGTGTTGTCCAGCAGCAGTTGCTTGAGCGCATCCTGGCCGGCGCTGACTTGGCCTTTGATAGCCACTTCCGTCAGGCGTTTTTGAGCCTGCTCGCGCAGCACAGACAGGGCGCCTTCGCTCAGTTCCGTTGCGATGTTGTAGCTGCCCGGCCCCAAGAACTTCTCGACGACTTCGGGGGACTCGTTTTGCACCAAGCGGACAAATGCGTCCTTGTCCGTCTTCCACAGCCGCATGGCTTCGCCCGTGAGCTTACGCTCGGCGATCTGCTGCATACCTTTGGTGTAGTCAGCCAAGTACTGGCGGTAGCCCGTACCGCCGGCCGACTCGATGGCGTCAACCAACGTCGGCTTGAGCTTGGTCATCACCTCGGCCGCCAGGTTGCGCTGCGTCGTGGCGTCCACGCCAGGGCGCAGTTGCTGGATCGCGGCGTTGATCGAGTTCTTGCGGATGGCGTCCAGCGCTTTGGCGTCGATGACGCCGCCGCTGTCGGTCCACTTGGCGATGTCGTCCGCGACGTTCTTGACCGCGCCCAAGAGCAGGTCGTTGCCGGCGAACTCGGGGTTGTTGGCAATCGCGCGGACGCTGCCGATGACCTGATCGCCTTTGAGCGGCTTGATGCCGGCAGAGCGCAGAGCGTCGGCGGCGCCTTGAGCGAACCGAGCGCCTTGACCCAGATCGAGCGAGGCGTCAGCCGCCTTAGACGCCCAATCGTCAGCCATCTTCGCCAGCTCACCCTTGTAGGTGAACTTGGTAAAGCCAACAGGCACGCCCTTTTTGATCAGCTCAAGCCGGCCAGCCGCTTCAGCCAGGTTGCCCGCTTCAATCAGCCGGCGCACGTTGGCAACTTCGGCAGCCGCCTCGGCGCTCAACTTGCCTGCTTGCGTCTCGTAATCGGCCACGGCCTTGCCCAAGTTGGCGCGGTTAAGCGCCGCCTCACGGACCGGTCCTTGGGTGACGTTGAGCGCATTTTTGGCAGCTTCCGCCGTAGCGCGCGTCTCCGCCGCCGTACCGCCGCCGGCCAGTCTTGCCAAGGCGTTTAGCGACACGTCGCCTTGGGATGCCTTGAGCGCTTCAAGGAAGCGCGGGTCGCGGGCCGTGGCCCGGTCAATCAAGGCTTGGAAGGTCGGGCTGTTAATGCCTGCCGTAGCCTGCGCTGCGCTGACGCCTTGGCCTTGTGCAGCCTTGAGGGCGTTGAGCACTTCGGGCAGATCAGGCCCAAGAGCGTTGCGAGCGATGTCGGCGGCCTTGTTCGCCGGCATGTTGCGAAGGTCCATGACCTTGCCGACGCCTTTGGCGATTAGCGGTCCAGCGACGCGGCCGCCGGCTTCAAAGGTAGCGCCTTCCAGCACGTTGCGGACAGGCTCAACAAATTGCGCCGCGCCTTGACGCGGGGCTTTGCCGCCCAAGTACACGTCGGCCAGTTCAAGAGCTTCTTTACCGATGCCGTAGCCAACGCCAGCACCGGCAACGCCCATCGTTGCCATGCCCACGGGGCCCGCTGGAACGCCCGTGGCGGCGCCCAGCACCGCACCGCCAGCCGCTGACAGCCCTTCAACAATCGGCGCGGCGTAAGGGCGCACCGCCTGATAGATGCGCTGGCCCGTGGTCAGTTCTTGACGGGGGCCAGGAATACCGCTGGACGCAGGCGCAGGCGCGGCGGGCTGCAATGCCGGCAGCGGAGCTACACCAAACTTGACGCGAATCGCCTCTTGCGTGGCAGGATTGGCGTTGGTGAAGTTGGTGTCTTGCGCCGAGAACTTGTCAAAAATGGCCCGCTTGGTCGCCTCGTTGGCGTTGACGTAGTTGGGGTCGGTGAGGATCGAGGCCAGATTCGACA